GATCCAGAGGATGATCCAGACCAAGAATAGGTAAACTATGATTTTAGTTGATATGAATCAAGTGACTATATCCAATCTCATGCAACAGATTGGGGGACGAAAGGATGTGGATGTTGATCCAGATCTTGTTCGTCACATGATTCTAAATTCGTTGCGTTCATACCGTTCACGATTCTCTGAAGAGTTTGGTGAGCTGGTTCTTTGTTACGACTCCAAACATTACTGGAGACGTGAGTACTTCCCCAATTACAAAAAGAATCGTAAGAGAGATAGGGATGCTTCTGGTTTAGACTGGAACACAATCTTTGAAACTCTCAATGCGATTCGGGATGAACTCAGGGAGATTTTCCCATACAAAGTTCTAGAGGTATATGGTGCAGAGGCAGATGATATCATTGCGACTCTGTGTAAACACTACAGTGTGAAGGAACCGATTCTAGTTTTATCTGGAGACAAGGACTTTATTCAACTCCACAAATATGATGGAGTAAAACAGTACAGTCCTGTACAGAAAAAGTTTGTTAAAGATATCGATCCGCATACATATATTAAAGAGCACGTTCTGAAAGGTGACAGAAGTGATGGTGTACCTAACTTCTTATCGCCAGATAATACTTTCGTTGAAGATATGCGACAAAAACCGTTGCAGAAAAAGAAACTGGAAGTGTGGATTGACTTGGAGCCAGAACAGTTTTGTAATGATGAGATGATGAGAAACTATCAAAGAAATTTCAATCTCATTAATTTAGACTGTATACCAGAACCCTTAGAGGAAAAAATCCTCGATGAGTTTGATGGCGCCAGTTCTGGTGATAGAAGTCAGTTACTCAACTACTTTGTCAAGAACAGACTCAAAGAACTAATGACCAATATTGGAGATTTTTGATGGCGTACAATACATATCAACCCCTGTTTAGTGAAGTGTTCGCTAAACTGCATAATGCAAAAACTAAAGCAGAGAAGATTCAGATTCTTAAAGAGAACGATAACGAGTCTCTGCGTATGATTATTAAATCATCATTCGATCCGAATATCGAATGGTTGATTCCTGATGGACAGGTTCCCTACAGACCTAACGAAGCACCAGAAGGAACAGAACATTCCTTGTTGAGAATTGAAGCGAGAAAGTTGTACAACTTTGTCAAGGGAGGTAATGATAAACTCCCACAATTCAAACGTGAGAATATGTTCATTCAAATGTTGGAAGCACTCCACAAGGATGAAGCAGAAGTACTCTCTACGGCAAAGGACAAGTCTCTGCATAAAAAGTACAAAGGATTATCTGCGAATGTGGTAAAGGAAGCCTTTAAATGGAACGATGATTTTAAAAAGGTATAGTAATGAAAGAAGGACAGAAACTACCATCAGTAAATTTCCAAGTACGGGTTCGTGACGAATCGATTGGTGGAGACAACCCGTTTAGATGGCAAACTTTTTCTACTGAAGATTATTTTAGTAACAAACGTGTAGTGGTGTTTTCCCTGCCAGGAGCATACACTCCAACCTGTTCAACATATCAGTTGCCAGGATTTGAGGATAACTACTGGACAATTCGTAAGGATCTAGGCAAGGATGTAGATGAGATCTATGTAATGTCAGTCAATGATACTTTTGTAATGCGTAAGTGGTTGATTGATCAACATGTTAAGAACGTTAAGTTCATTCCCGATGGTAATGGAGAATTCACAGATGCAATGGGTATGTTGATTGATATGACTGCTGTTGGTTTTGGTAATCGTAGTCGTAGATATGCATTTGTCGCCGACAATGGTGTGATTGAAAAAATGTTTGTTGAACCAGAAGCAACAGAAGACAATCCAGATCCTTATGGAGAAACTTCACCAGAAAATGTGATGAAGTACTTGACAAGTGTATTGGATTGAAGTATACTTTAACAATGGAAAAACGTTGAGGAAAGAGACATCTGAACTCAACGAATTGTACCAAGTATTTGTGAGGTACAATGAAAAAAGCAAACCCAAAGTCCAGAGTGTGAAAACTGGATACGGTGATCGACAGACTGGGGTTTGGTGTTTTATGGAAGGCATTGTTCTATAGGTAATGTGATGAACTTGATTATGTTTGTTATTGGTGTCGTAGTTGGGGTTGTATTCAAACCAGAAGTTCTACGATTAGTTGAAGAAGTAAAGGTGATTTTATCATGAAACGATTAGCAATTGCAATTGGTGCAGTGGGATTGTTGTCTGGCTGTTCTAGTATGCAAATGGATGATGACCATGTGGGTATTATGGAACAACCAGAAGATATGGTTGTTGTGGATGCTCCACCAGTCGAGGAGTCGATTGATGTTGGACGACTCAATGTACCAGAGTGGTTCTTAAATGTACCAGAGGACACAGATAGTAAAATCTTTGCTGTAGGTACAGGATTCTCTGACGATATGCAGTTTGCATTCGACAAAGCAATCCATGAAGCAAAAGTCAATCTTGCAGATAAGATTGCTGCAAAGTCATCCTCAGAAGTCAAGACGTTCATTTCTGATAATGGACGTGGGGGTCAGGGACAGACAACCCGAAAGGCAGAACGTGTATCCAAGTCTGGATTCAAGAACGTTGATGTCTCAAAGTACACTGTGGAAGAACGTGCAGTGACTGAGGATCGTAGGATGTATCGTACCTATGTACAGGTATCATTGAATCCTCAAAATAGGTTTGTGGACGAGGTAATCAATACCTACAACCCACAAGATGAAGTTATCGCTAGGGAAGCAATGGATAACTTGTAATGTTTGGTTGGATACTATTAGTACTGACTTGGGTGATGATCACTGTTGTGTCTGTCAATGAAACTCCCAGTACTGAAGTATCCAAACCAGAACCACTTGAAGAAAAGTTTGTTATCAAAACGTTTGAAAAGACGGTTTGTAAAGATGATACTGATGAGACATATGTTTGGAGAACAGTCGAGTCAGTAAAAATTGACTAAAAGTTTTGCCTGATAGCTCAGTTGGTAGAGCAGGAGACTGTTAATCTCTTGGTCGCAGGTTCAAGTCCTGCTCGGGCAGCCAGAGTTCGGTGATTGCAACACCGATAGGAACGTGACCGAATACCTGTCGCTGATGGCGGGTAAGGTAGACTCAAAGGGATAGCGTCCACACCCTTAGCGGGGTTGCGAGTTGTTGGGGGTCTAATGTAGAAAGGTACATCAGATCGTGCCCCCTTGGTGGTTACCCTAATCCACCCGTTCCGCACTTTATTTGGAATATGTTATGGATAAGTATACAGTAAAGGTAATTTACGATAAGAAAAAGGATGAATACATCCTGCCCTTTCCAGAAGGTATGATTAAAGAAATGGGATGGGAAATTGGTGATAACTTGAAATGGATAGATAATGGAGATGGAACATTCAGTTTAAGGAAAACCGATGGCACTGAAAGAAAAGATTAAGGATCGCATGGATGCGCTTCAGAGACACATGGAAAGTAACCATCATTTAAAACATAGTTGGGTAACATATGAACTGATTGAGAGTGTGTCTAAATTCTGGTCAGTATTGTCTGAAGAAGACAAAGATTTTATCCATGCAGCACGACACGCATTAGAAGAACACGCTGAATGGAAATAGTTTTGGCAGGGGTCTTACCTCTCTCTCCTCTCTCAACCTCATGAGACCCCTGCCAAACCCTCTCTTAACCCCACACTTAGTGGGGTTTTTTTATTTCTGAAGTAAGTCGTTGATTTCTCTCAAAATGTTTTTATAACAAAAGTGTTGACTCCAGCACAAAAATACGAGATAATGTACATGTTGATTGAGAAGAGAGATAGATTATGCATTTGAACGATATGATAAAACTTGCAGAACGTGGACACGAGTTCATTTCTTACATGAACGACTTTTACAGTTTAGAACATGACGGTATCTACGGTGAAGAGATGCAGTTCACACACGAAGAAATCGTTGAGGGTATCAACCAATACTTGAAGAACGAACAAGCACGAAAAGATATTATGAAGTACGGTGCTGACACCGTTGACCGTGAGCATGTTCGTGACATCATCCTGACAATGCGTGGAGAGGCGTAATGAATTTTGTTCTCGTAACAGGCAGTACGAAAAAGAATCGAAAGTTGGTTGAGGGAATCACTAACTGGTGCATCAAAGAACTAATGCCAAGAATGAGAACACTCGACATCGAGATCGAGTTGCGTGAGACACTTCTAAGTGAAGGTGTCTACGGTTGGTGCGAAAGTACAGACAGTCGCATCTTCAGAATTGATCTTCACAAGAAGTTTGACGAGTACGAAAACTTGGAAGATGTTATCAAAACTGTAATGCACGAGATGGTTCACGTTTGGCAGTGGGCAACAGGATTGTGCAAAGATTACGCAGACGGTAGACGGATGTGGAAAGGAAAAGATTACACAGACACGCCATACAGCAAACAACCATGGGAACTTCAGGCATATCGAATGCAGGAAACTTTATTTCAAAAATGGTTGACAGAGGTTCAATAATCACTTATACTGGCTATGTCAGGGTTCAGAGAGGAATAGAAAATGAGTACAACAATTTACTTTAGTGAGAAAACTTTCAACAAAGCAATGGATTCCTATGTTAAGAAGATGGGTGTCAGTTATGTTGATTTGGTATCTTACATTTCAGAAGCACCAGATGGTGCAGAGTTTGAGTTTGATATTTGTGATGCGTTCGTTTGTAAAGAACCATTCCCTAAGATG